TACGATCTTATTTGAAGTTATGGCTATGATGGGATTAAAAGTAGATAACCATTATCATTATAATGCTCAGAGTAATATCATCACATTTTTTAACAAGAGTGAAATTATTTTAAAGGATTTGGAATTAAAACCATCCTCACCTAATATGGATGAATTGGCGGGCCTTGAGTTAACTATAGCTGTGCTCGAGGAATGTTCACAAATATCTTTTACCGCTTATTCAATTGTTAAGTCACGTCTTCGTTTTAAACTGAATGAACACAATTTGATTGGTAAGATATTAATGACCGCAAATCCTGGTCAGAATTGGTTGAAGAAACAATTTGTGATACCATACACATTAAATAAACTTCCTGATAATTTAAAATTTGTCCCATCAACAGTTTATGATAATCCTCATCTTCCTGCCTCTTATGTTGAAATGTTGGGAACACTTCCACCACAACAACGAAAAAGACTATTAGAAGGTAGTTGGGATACAATGGAAGAGGATGACCAAATCTTTACGTTTGATACAATTACTGAGAGTTTGTTTAAACTTTCACCGAATACAACCAATCGTAAATTTGCCACAATTGATGTAGCAAGATATGGCGCTGACCGTTCCGTTATAATGATTTGGAGTGGTATGGTTTTACTTGAATGTCACGTCTATACAAAACTATCAACTATTGAATTATATGAACAGGTTAAGGAGTTAATGGATAAACACGGTATAGATAGAACATCAACCATTGTGGATAGTGATGGAGTTGGAGGAGGTCTTGCTGATATGATTAAAGGAGTAAATTTTGTAAATAATTCAAAACCACTTCACGGTCAAAACTATATAAATCTAAAATCTCAATGTTATGTTCGTTTGAGTGAGTTAATGAAAGAAGGTAAGTTATCTATAAATCTTATGGATAGCACATTGGTAGACCAATTGACTCAAGAACTTCTTTCGGTTAAACTTAAAGATGTGGATGGAGATAATAAAATTGGTGTTATATCAAAAGATGAGATGAGAAAGGTATTGGGTAGGTCAAGTGATTTATCTGATGCTATGTGTATGAGAGCGTGGTGGGATTTAAAGTCAATAAAAAGTACAGGTAAATACGCAATTCAATTTACAAATTTTTAATATGCTTACATTTAAAATAGACGGAAAGGAATATGAAGTACCAGACATAATGAATATAGATAGTTATTCTAAGATATTCAATATCAAGGACTTATTAAGTGATGAATATTTTGCAGCTAAATTAGTTAGTATAGTTTCAGGAGCTCCTGTTGAAGATTTAATGGAATCTGATTATGAACAAATTAATTATTTAGCAGCATATATATTAAATCTAATACCAAAAACTTACCCACAATTTACAGATAGATTTAAATTAGATGGAATTGATTATGGTTTCTTTCCAAATTGGAGGGAATTAACTTACGCAGAATTTGTGGATATAGATACGATTGCAACAAAACCACACAATGAGATGTTGAATATGTTACACATACTTGCTGCTGTAATGTATAGACCAATCATAAAACAAGAATCTGAACATAATTTTGAAATAGAGAAGTATGATGTAACCAAAATGATTAAACGTTCTGAGTTATTTAAAAAGAAATTAGATGTGAGGTATGTGCTGGGAGCACAAGATTTTTTTATAAAATTCGGAAGGAGATATTCAGTTTATTCCCATCTATCTTCGATCCCGAAATTGACGAATTGGATGAAAATAAAGCTCGTTTGGAAATGGAGGAAGATAATCCTGACAATGCTTTTCAAAAAGCGTTCGGTTGGTTTGTCGTCACAAACAGAATTGCTGGAAATGATTTTACAAAACACGATTACATATACACCCAAAAAGTAAATGAGGTTCTAAATCAGTTATCATATTTAATTTCTTACGATAATGAACAAATAAGGTTACAAAAAAACGCACAAAATCGGTTTTGACAATACGTTTTAAATTTTTTTATATTTAATATTAGTATGGTAAATTATAAGCAGATTTTAACGGATTTATCCCAAATTATGTATCACCACGAACAGATTCGTTCTTTTGGGTTCGGTGATATTACGCAAATTACCAATGATTTAAATACAAAACAAGAACCAAAATATATACGTTCGTATATAATTCCTGGTGAAGCAATATTTAATCAATACCATATACATCAAAAGTTTTCAATAGTAATAATGGATAAGGTGGAAGATGACCTATCCAATTTAAAGGATGTAATGTCTGATACCTTAGAGGTAGCAAAAGACATTTGGACGGTACTTTATCATTCTTATCAAAACCAATATGGTAATTTTAGTTGGGAACTTACACCTGACGAAAATCCTGATATTCTTCCTTTTACAGAACAATATAGTACGGTAGTAGGTGGATGGACATTGAATATATCAATTCAAATACCATTCGATTATAATGCTTGTACCCCACCAGTTAAGTTTGGTTATGGGTTTCCTCAGGACCAAACCTTCGAATCGTGGAGAGTTGTTGTGGATGATTTTCAAGTATTTGCAAACTTACATGAACAAATACGTTCATTTGGTTTTGGAGAAATTCAACAAATGACCAATGATACAATTACTAAACAAGAACCTCATTATCCTCGTATGTTTGTTCAGAGTGATAAGGTTTTAGTACAATCAGGTCATATTCATATAAGTTGGAAAGTAATATTTTCTGACATAATAGATGATGATTTAAGTAATCAACAAGATGTATTGAATGATACATTGGAGATGGCTAAAGATTTATTTTCAAAAATGTACTTGTCGGAGTACGAAGCGGATTGGGATGCAACTCTCGAACCTTTCTTAAGTTGGTATGAAACTGTCTTAGGAGGTTGGGTATTGAATATTTCAATGACACAAAAATCCGACTATAACCGTTGTGTATTACCATTAACAAGTTTTGAACAAGGTATTACGTGGGAAGAACTTGCTGAATTATGGAGATTGGAAGCACAACGTTGGGATGATGTAAAAAAACAACCTTAAAATATTAAAATAATATGTCTCAGTTAAATAATTTATTCGTTAGTAGTTCTTATCATGGATTACTAAAAATGAAAGATAGCACAAACGGATTAACAAATACATTACAAACAGTTCAGACTGGTGATGGTATGGATAGTCCTTTACAAATAAGTACAACAAATGTAAATATATCAGGTTCATTTACAATTAATGGACAACCAATATCAGTTGAAACGGGTTCTTTTGCAACCACAGGTAGTAATACATTTATAGGTAACCAAACTATTACAGGTAGTGATGGTAATGTAATATTAAGAGGTTCAACAACAAATACAACAGATAATGCATTATTAACTGTACACGCAAATAATGATGGACCCTGGATTGGAAGATATTTTAATGATACTTTTTCAACAGGTAGTTCTGTATTAAGTTTTTGGGGTGACAATAATGGTACATTTCATTTTCATAATGAAAGTACTGCATCAATTCAATTTGGTGTTAATAATTATGGTGAGAACTTAATTCTTAATGATACAAATACAACCTCAAATAGGGATTTAATTGTATCGGGTGCAATCAAAACAAATGGTGCTATTGTATGGAGTGAAAATTCTTTTAACTATTTAGACAAACCATCTGGTTCTTTATATTTCTCAGCGTTAAGTGGTGGAACATTACATCTTAACGATGATGGTGGTGAGGGTGATATAGTCATGTTGAATGGACAAGGTAATAAAGTAATAACACATGGTGATGTAGATATTACAGGTTCATTATATCAAACAGGTACATTTTATTCTGACCAAATTGATGTAAGTCAAGGAGGTATAGTTCAAGATACAGGTTCATATGTGGCTACATTTTTAAATAGTGGAGTAATGACTTATGCTACATATCCTGAAATAGTTCAGGCGTTAGGTCAATATGCGTCATCAGGAACTTCAGGAACAAGTGGTACATCAGGTTCTAATGGTAGTTCAGGTACTAGTGGAAATTCAGGAAGTAGTGGAACGTCTGGTTCAAGTGGTGCAACAGGAACAAGTGGTAGTGCTGGTACAAGCGGTACATCAGGTAGTACAGGAACAAGTGGTAGTTCAGGTAGTAGTGGTACAAGTGGTAGTAGTGGAACTAGTGGTAGTTCAGGTTCTAGTGGTTCAAGTGGAACATCTGGTAGTAATGGTTCTTCGGGAACAAGCGGTAGTTCAGGAACAAGTGGAAGTAGTGGAACATCAGGTTCATCAGGTATATCAAATTCATTTTTCAACTATCAAGCAAAGACAGTTTCATTTAATGCACCAGGTTCAGGATATATTACGTGGAACCAATCACCACAAACAGGTGCAACATTTTTAAATGTAAGTGATCAAGACACACAAAATAATAATGTTGATATATTTTTAAAAAATATAGGTTCAGGTTCAATTGTTACAATACAAGACAAAACAAATCAAAGTAATTATCAAGTATGGCAATTAGGAACATCAACAGATAATACAACATATTGGACTTATCCTATTACATTAATTTCAGCAACACATCAATTTAGTGGTAACGATAATATATTATTTATTATAACAACAACTCCATCAGGTACAAGTGGTACTTCAGGAACATCAGGTATAAATGGAACATCAGGAACATCAGGTTCAAGTGGTACATCAGGAAGTTCAGGAACTAGTGGTACATCAGGTGGTACAGGTTCTTCAGGTACAAGTGGAACAAGTCCAATATTTGATAGTGGTTCATACGCAACAACAGGGTCAAATACATTTAACGGGAATCAGGTTATATCAGGTTCATTAATTGGAACAACAACCAATAACGGATTAATTAAAATATTCTCTGAAGCATTTGTAAGTGGTACTATTCAATTAAATATAACAGGTTCAAATCAACAAACTCAGTCAAATATAGTAATGGGTTGGGGTGCTTCATTAGGTAATGGATATGCACCACCTGCAACATTTACAGGTTCAATTATATTATCAGGTAGTAATAATATATTATTAAATGGTAATAGAACAGGAACGGTTCCTCAAGGATTTGTTGGTTATGTAAATGGTAGTAATAATATTTTATCAGTAGTACCACAATATTCAACATCTTCGGTTGATTCTGTTACAACAAATAATAATATATTATATTCAGTACCTCAATTTGATATAACAACAGGTTCTGG